ATTACAGAGGTAACAACTCTTGGTGGAGCACCAGTTAGCTTATCTGATGGTGACGTAACTCTTACAAATGCTACTCACAGTGGTAGAGTTTTACTTGTACCAGATGGTGGTCAAGATAATACCTACACACTTCCAGCACCTATAGCTGGGTCAATGTTTAGATTTGTTTATGCTGGAGGAGCTGCTGATGCAACAGACGCTATAATAATTACTCCAGGGAATACTAATTTTTATATTGGTGGTATTACATTTTTAGATACTGATGGTAATGCAATTAGTTCTGTATTTTCAAATGGTAGCTCAAACAGTAGTATTCAATTTAATGTTCCTGCTGGATTTGATGTTACTATTATGGGTTTAAACACAACTAATTATCAGATTTTTGGTAATGCTACATCAACGACTGCTCCAGCTTTTGCTGATCAATAATAGGAGATATAAATGGCTGGAACAAGATCTGACGTAAAAGCCTTTAATGTAAACCAAGGAGATGCTGCTGCTTTGATAGGACCTGCAAGGTCAAGAATAAGACAGATAGTTATCTTTGCAGATGCAGCAGGTGCTTTAACCATAACAGATGGTAATGGTGGAGCTACATTGATAGCACAAAGTTATCCAACTGGATTACACACTCTCAATATTCCAGACAATGGTATATTAGCAGAAAGTGGTGCATATCTGTCTGCATTTACTGGTAGTAGCAATAAGTTAACTATATTCTTATCGTAATGGCTAGAAAAGCAGACAAGCAACCGCCTAAAACTAAAAAATATTTCCGCTCCACTAAGTCTGGAGCGGGAATGACAAAGGCAGGTGTTGCTCGTTATAGAAGAGAAAATCCAGGCAGTAAGTTAAAAACTGCTGTTACTGGTAAAGTTAAACCTGGGAGTAAGGCAGCTAAGAGACGTAAATCATTCTGTGCTAGAAGTGCAGGCCAGATGAAGAAGTTTCCGAAAGCAGCTAAAAATCCTAATAGTCGTTTAAGACAAGCTAGAAGAAGGTGGAAGTGCTAATGCCAAGAGGTAGACCAAAAAAATTAACTGCTGAACAAGTCATGGCTGAATTAGCAAGACATGAAAAGGAATGTGGTTTTAGGTACACAAGATTAGAAGAAAAATTAGAAGACAATAAAGTTAGTCTTAAAAGTCTAGACGTAAGACTTTGGGGACTGGGTGTGTTAATAATAGGTGCAGCAGTAGCAGAAAACTTTTTACCATGACAATATCTCGTGGTAGCATAAGTAAACAAATTACTAAAGCACCAGGAAAAAGGAAGTGGAGTAATGCTAGGAAGAGGAAAATCAATTGCAGAAGACCTAAAGGATTTTCTGAAAAAGCACATTGTGCCTCTAAAAAAAGGAGAGGTAATAAGAGGTGAACCAATTAAAGATTGTCCAAAATGTATGAAGAGAGTTTATTGGTGTACATGTTGGAAAGTATTGAAAGGAAAATATTATGCCTAAAGACGCTTGTTATCATAAAGTAAAAGCTAAATTTAAAGTTTTTCCATCCGCGTATGCCTCAGGACATATAGCAAAATGCCGTAAGGTTGGCGCTGCTAACTATGGGAAAAGCAAAAAGAAAGCCATGGGTGGTGGACTAAATGCAGCCATAGAAAGAGTAAAAAATCAAACGATGACTGCCAAAGAGGGTAAAGTTGTTAAAATGACAAAAAGAAAGTCAAAAAATAAAAATATAGCTAGAGGTTGTGGTGCTATAATGGCAGGCAGAAGAAAAAAGACAAAGTACGCATAATGGCAGTTAGAAAAACAAAAGCTGGTTTAGCACTTAAGAGATGGTTCAAAGAAGATTGGAAAGATCAGAGAACTGGTAAAAAGTGTGGAAGACAAAAAGGAGAGAAAAGAGGCACACCTTATTGTAGACCAACAAAACGTATTTCTAGTAAAACACCAAAGACAGCATCAGAGATGACAGCGGCTGAAAAACGTAGTAGGATAGCACAGAAGAAAAGATTAGGTCAACCAGCAGGCGCACCTAGAAGAGTTAAAGCAGTAAGAAGAAAGAAGAAATAAATGGCAACATCAAACTCAAGAGATTTTGATTTAGATGTAGGAGAACTTATAGAAGAATCATATGAGAGATGTGGTTTAGAGATGAGAACTGGCTACGATGCTAAAACTGCTAGACGTTCTTTAAATCTTATGTTTGCTGATTGGGCAAACCGTGGTTTAAATTTATGGACTGTAACTCAAGAAACAAAAGCAGTGACCTCTGGAACAGCAACTTACACATTATCTAGTGAGTTTGTTGATTTACTAGAAGTAGTATTGAGAAATAGTTCTGGAACAGATTTTACTCTCACACAAATGAGTCGTGGTGAATATTTAAGAATACCGAATAAAGGTAATACTGGACAACCAAGTCAATATTTTTTTGATAGACAAACAACACCCACAATAACTCTTTGGTCTACACCAGATACTTCTTACACTCTTGTTTATTATTATGTGAGACGTATTCAAGATGCAGATGCATTAGTAAATACGACAGATGCACCTTTTAGGTTTTTACCGTGTATGGCAGCAGGTTTAGCGTATTATTTAGCAATAAAGAAAGCACCAGATAGAATACAGATATTAAAAGCCGTGTATGAAGAAGAATTTCAAAGAGCCATGTCAGAGGATGCAAATAGCACACCATTAAAGTTGACTCCTAATATTTCTTACTTGAGGTACTAATGGCTAGGTACGCAAGTGGTAAAAGAGCATACGGATACTCAGATCGGTCTGGCTTTCGTTATCGTTTGCGAGATATGATAAAAGAATGGAATGGATTAAAAGTAGGTCCAGATGAATATGAGGCTAAACATCCACAATTAGAGCCTAACTATCCAGGCCCAGATCCAACAGCATTATATGAGCCAAGACCAGATTCAAGAACTGAAGTTTCTGTAGAAAATTTACTTGTTTTAAATCCATTTTTGTCTACAGCTAGTAGTGCATCTATTACAGTCATAGAACCATCACATGGTAGATCAACAAGTGATACTGTTAGATTTAGAGATGCAATAGGTTTTGATGGGTTTACAGCAACTGTTTTGAATAATTCATCTGGTTATGCTATAACCAAAGTAGATGATAATACATATACGTTTACAGCAAGTAGTGGCACTGCTACAACTGGAGGAATAAGAGGTGGTGGAGGATCTGTCACTGCTGGACCTGTAACATTGGGGACATAAATGAGTTTTACAAAAGCGACATTAACAACAGCAATACAAGATTACACTGATAATTCAGAAACAACTTTTGTAAACAACATACCTAATTTTATAAAAGCTTCTGAAGAAAAGATACTAAAAAGCGTAGATCTAGATTATTTTAGAAAAAATGTAACGAGTGCGTTAACATCATCAGACGAGTTTCTTACAGTGCCTTCTGATTATTTAGCATCTTTTTCTTTGCAAATAACAACATCTGGTTCTGAAAGTTTTTTACTACAAAAAGATGTAAATTTTTTAAGAGAATATACACCAGCTTCTTCAACAACTGGACTTCCTAAGTATTATGCTAGATTTGATGAAGATAATTTCATACTAGCACCTACACCCGATAGTAACTATACAATACAATTAAACTATTTTTACAGACCAGCTAGTTTAACTGCTGGTGCAGATGGTGGTACAACATGGGTTAGCACTAACGCACCTTTTGCTTTACTTTACGGATCTCTTGTAGAGGCTTATACTTTTATGAAAGGTGAGCCAGATGTGATACAAAACTATAATGGACTGTTCACACAATATTTAGAAAGAGTAAAAGATCTTGGAGAA